CTTGGGGGTGTCTGAGATCTGCAGCGATGTAGGTCTCCCAATTTATGTGTAGGCTCGCAGTGTCTTGCCTACTTTTAGCTAACCGCTACCGAATGGAGGTGTTTTTGAAATGAGCTATGGAGAGCGAGTTCGTGCACAGTTGTGCCCAACTATTCCAGCTGGGCAATTACTCGGCAAATGGTACGTTTGGGATGGTACCAAGTGGGCGACCACGAATGTATCGTACTCAACCCAGTCGTCGAGTTACCTCGGGTCAATAAGATATTGTAAGGACCTGGTAAACCCAGGTCCACCTTATCTTACCGGGGGACCGTTCACTAGTTTAAACTGCTCGCTTAATCCGTGGAGTGAGGATACAAACCCAATTTCTGTTACATCGCAGCCGGATTTTATATTTACGGCTCCGTTTAATAACAGATATGGTCAGTATATAGGGAGGTTCGGGCAACCGGATTTCTCTGGCGCTGATACATACGAACCATATTATGGTAATATGTCGCAGCTCCTGATACAGCCTGGTGTTTTCCCTTCCACTAGCTCATACCGTGCTTTGGTCTCGAAAAGACTGAGACCACATTTAGAGAAAGCTAGTTTAGCTGTTGCTATTGCGGAGTTCCGTGACAATTTTGTCACCCTCCGTAATACTGCCAAGTATTTCCATGATGTATGGAAAGGTCTTGGCGGCGACAAGCATAACCCTCTGATGGCACCCAAAAGGGTGTCTGATGACTTTCTCTCTGTCCAGTTTGGCTGGATGCCCTTTGTTGGAGATGTAACCGACGCTTGTCGGGTACTACTCTTTGCCCAAGATTATATTGCGGAACTTACTCGCAAGAATAATACATGGGATCATAGGGAAGCTACGGTTGAAGAGACTGAATCTGACGTTTTGATTTCGTCCGGGTCCGGCTGTAGGGTTCAACCCAACAACAGTACCATGGACAATCTCTATTCGACAGGAAGTGGTAGTCGTTATACCTATGAATTCCGGCGCGTTGTTAAACAACGTGTTTGGGGTTCAGGGGATTATAAGTTCTACCGCCCAGAGTTTGATGACTCCCTTGCCACATACAATAGCAACTTTAATAAGTTGCAACAGTATTTGATCATTGGGGGCATTCGACTCAATCCTTCAGTTCTCTATAAAATTACACCTTGGACTTGGCTACTCGATTGGTTCACCAACACGGGAGACGTCATAGACGAACTCACCGCAGCGGCGGCCGATGGATTAGTTTCCAAGAATCTCTTCTTAATGTGCCAACGCTATGAAGATATTGTGCTGAATCAGCACTTAAACTTCAAGAATGGCCCAAAAACGTTGACTTTCCGCAGAATGATCCGCAGTAAGCAACGTGAACACGGAGAGACTCCTTTCGGATTTGGCCTGCTTCCGAGCGATTTGTCTTGGAAGCAATGGTCGATATTAGGGGCTCTTGGTATTACCAAGTTCCTTTAATATCATATCTTCCATGTGCTTCGTACGTGCCCGGAATTGGGATGTTCGGGTTACTCACATGGATTTACTCCCTTTAAACTCTTAGGAGGTCATCCACTATGGCTTTTGCCGATCCACAATCTGTTACAGTTAACACGGTTGCACAATCTATGCCACGTATTTCTACTTCAGGTAAACAATCTGTTTACCAAAAGGCTGATGGTACGTATACCTTGACTTTATCCCATCAAGGGAGTAAAGTCGCTGGTAAAGACCGAATCAGGTCGATGGCGCGTATAGATAATAAAGCGATTGTCGCAGATCCATTGACAGCCGTCAATGACTACGACACGCTTTCGTGCTATGTCGTGATTGACCGTCCCGTTTACGGGTTCGATACAACCGCGACACATAACCTTGTAGCCGGGTTTGTAGCCTGGCTGACAAACGCTACCGTTGACAAACTTTTCGGTCAAGAGACTTAGGGTTTATACCCAAAAGTCCTATGTCCGGAAAGGAGGACATCTATGTCTAAAACGAAGAAAATTCTTCATTGGGTGGACTTTGGAACATCATTGTTTCAATTATTCACTCAAAAAATGAGTGAATATGAGACTCTTCGTGAGTCTTATGTCCATCCTGTACCGAATTCTTCAATCCGTTTACCTGCCACTCCTGATAATCTCGGGAATGGTTGGGTGAAGGTTTCTGAAGGTCCGATACCTGACACAGATCTCGATACAAATGGTATTCTTAAGGGTTCTACCCCCAAGTTACCACTCTCGAGTGCCTCAAGTCTAAACTTGACAGATGCTGACGAGGATATCCTCGGCAGAAGGTAAGCCTGGTGGTTTGAAGCCGACCCCCTTCGCAAAGGAGGCAGCTTGAAAAGCACCGAGGGCGTGAGCCCGAGTGACTACCTTGAGTTGGCGATTGCAGTCTATAAAGACGCATGCGCCAAGTGCATCGCTGATGTCTCTGATTTACGTGATATCGATACTTTGATATCACGGGTCAAGGAAGAAGGTATCTCGTTTTTGACGATAACCTTACCTAACTTTTGCCGAGACTTTGAACAAGCTCTCGCAAAAGAAAGGATAGACCCATCATTATTCCGAAGTTTTCGGAAGAATGGAGCAATCCCTGCATTCTTGCAAGGTATGCTCGGTCTTATCTTTGACCGTGAGACAGGGAGAATTAATTATGACGAAGTTCCTATTATTGCAAACGACGTTCCCACTATTATTGATGGCATTAGGCAGATTTGCCTCTGCTTCAAAAAGTTGGAACTCGGCTGTACCCCCAAAAGGGAACAAGCCGCGTTTAGGTCCTTCATCGAAATTGAGCAGTCCTTTTCGATGTTTTCACTGCCGAAGGAAGAACACGCAAGGTTTTTGCGTGTATCTTCTGTGTTATGGAGTAATTTGCTACGCGATTTACGCGTTAGTGAGTTATCTCCAAGACACGGTCCCGGCGCTACCGCCGAACGTGTTTCTGGAAATCAGAAATTTCGTTGGCGGCTGTGGCACGATCGTCTCGAACCTTATTTCCCGATAATCGACAATGGATATACAATATCCGCTGTTGAGAGTCCGGAGTTCGAAAGTGTAACGATTGTGTCAGAGGATAATGAGCAACCTGTTAGGGTTACTCCTGTCCCCAAAACACTAAAAGGCCCAAGAATCATAGCAATAGAGCCCTGTTGCATGCAATATGTGCAGCAAGGGATTCGCAACGCCCTTTATGAGCGTATCGAATCACATCCGGTTATAGGTGGTCATGTAAATTTTCGTGACCAGTCTATTAACCAGAAGCTCGCTATGGCTGCTTCGAAGGATGGTTGACTAGCAACGATCGATCTTTCTGATGCTAGTGATCGTGTTCCACACGACCTGGCTTTAGATATGTTTCGTTCTAATCCAGATCTTCTGGAGGCGATCGATGCATGCCGTTCGAAGCGCGCGGAAATGCCCGATGGAACGGTTGTTTCATTGCGCAAATTCGCGTCTATGGGATCTGCTCTCTGCTTTCCAGTTGAGGCTATGTACTTTTACACTATATGTGTAATAGCCTTGTTGGAGAGTAGGTCGCTCCCTGTGTCTGTGCACAACTGTAATTCTGTTGCGTCACAGATATACGTCTATGGAGATGATATAATTGTCCCCACGGACGATGCGATGATCGTTCTCGATTACCTACAAAAGTACAACTGTAAGGTAAACCGCAATAAGACTTTCGTTACTGGAAAGTTTCGAGAGTCGTGCGGAGTTGATGCTTACGATGGTAGATTAGTAACACCGATCTACGTACGGCAACTTCAACCTGAGAACGTGCGGCAGGCGTCGAACGTTGTCTCCTGGGTTGCCACTGCC